TTCACGCATTGCAGTCAGCACAAGACGATCCTCAGGATAGTCCAGCACAATACGGTTCTTGTTTGAACACCACTCAAACACAGGAGTGAATCCATGTTCAAGATAGTGAGCAGCAAGTTCAGTATAGTCAGGGCGAGAGGCTACGAAAGTCTCAGCTTCCATAGAAGTATCAGTGATACCCATCTTGGTCATCCAACGAAGGTGCCCGTTGACGAAACAAGGAGATACCATAGAGCCGTCAAGCTTCTCAAGGATCACGTGCGGGCGAGACCAATCAATCGCGTGGATTGCAGTTTCGTCACGCTCGTTCACGTTAAAGAACTTGTGATACCGACGACCGATCAGATCACCGTCCATGTCAAACACAAGACCACGACACTCACGACGAACAGCAGCGCCGTGCAACTGACCAGAATACTCTCCTGCATTTTGCCCAGAGATGTATACATCACCAGTTACGTGAACATCAGGAAAAGTCTCAGAGCCAGCAACCACATAGTTGATGACCTGATAACCATCCTTCACAACATGAATGAACTCAGGAGAGTCCTTGATGTGCGGTAACACATCATCTATGTGGTATATTTTAGGAAAATCATATTGCATTAGAAATCTCCTGGTGCTACCTGTAGAACACGAATACCTTCAGCACGGATTGCATTCACGACCCGACTTCGGTCATCAAACCACAGAAACGGATTGCCGAACTCAGCACGGATCTGCTGAAGCAGTTCAACCTTGATGATATCATCAGGCCGATGATCTTTCGCAGGTCTCATGTACAGCTTGGAGTACAGAACACCAAAATTCGTCATCTGCACTACAGTTTCCCGCCGCTGATCTTCGCTACGACCTGAGCAAAGAAGCAGAGTATTACCAGCGGCTACAAGCATAGTAGAAAGATGTACAATGTCCTCATGCGGCGTATCATTCACAATACCAGCATTGAAGGCCTTCCAGTTCTTTGGCTTCGTTGCGACAAAGGCACGCCGATGCTCAATGTTCGCAAGAGTACCATCAATGTCAAAAACGATTACCTTGTTCATTATTACCTCTATATCTTACGTCCTATTGTAGTAGGATCCGTGCCTTCTGTCAAGTATTGAACAGCGCCCTTATTATAAGCTGGAGCAACCCGAGTTTTCTTACGTTCAATTTCTTTGATGGTCGCAACAGACTCTTCACGGTCGCGTTTCCACTTGTAGTCTTCAACAGACCGCTTAAAGCCATTGCCGACAGAGTTAGACAGTGGTGCTAATTCTCGCTTCGGCAATGGCTCAGGCATATTAATCGGACGTTCTTTGGTAGAACCCTTGAGAATGGACTTGAAATACGCTTTACGTTCCTCACGAAGACGCAGTGTCTTAGCGGATGGCTTTTTACGCCCAGATGAAGTCTTAGTGTATACAAGTGCCATTAATTATCCTATCACTTCTAAGAGTATGATGAATATTATCCACATTACGATAACGTAGATCAAGAACCACATTACACCCAACCTTCCGAATACTCTTCACGCTTATTACTATGATACTCATGGAGCCCGTCAAGGAACGAGTTGATATCGTCCAACGGAATGCTCATTATATGCTTTCTCTCAGCCACAGTCAAGATGTAATCTGCGACAAGCGGCGGAATCTCAGCATATGTCTGGTAGTGCTTACGCATAATCAATCTTCTTGTGCTTAATCTTACGGGTGTAGACCTTCTTGTTCTTGACGGTTTGTTGTCGGTATTTGGGAGACCACAGAACCTTTGCTATATGATTACGCATCTTCCAGTTCCTCTAGTAGCTGCTTTGCAGCAGGAGCCAATACATGTTCAAGATGATAGGGCAGGCCGTTGATGTAGCACAGATAGCCAACATCACGCAAGTCATACGCTTCAGGTTTGAGCGATACGACATAGTGATAGATTGCACGATCCTCATCACAATCCATGAGGTTCTGAATCAGAGCGATCTTCTCTTCAAAGAATTTGATCTTGCGTTCCTCTTCATCACGTTCACGCTCAAGAGTCTCTTCAGCCCACTTAGAGTACGACTCAGCGATGGACTGCGCTTCAGCATCGGAACAATCCGCATCATAGAAACGATGGGTGCGCGGGCGCATACCAGTAACAGTCTTGTAGTCTTCCCAGAACACTTCACCAGCAACCTTACGATCAAACTTCAGCATGATTTCCTCATTGATTGTTAGAGTATTGTAGCAGATAGTCGCGGCCGCGTCAAGCCGCTTCAGCCTCTTCTTCCACGCGATAGTGTTCAGCCAGTTCGTCCCAGTCAACCTCGCGCAGGGCCGCGTTCATAATATCAGCAGCGAAGCCATACTGCGGCAGAGCCCCGTCAGATTCCAGCATCTCTTCAACGAAGGACTGGATATATTCAGCATCAATTACATTACCGTCATTCTGCATGTCAGTAAAAACATCACCGTACCAGAGATTGACAAGCCAAGTTTCGTAGTTAGACCAGCCGTTATATTCACGACGATTCATTCGTTTTCTCCTTAGAAAGGGCAGCTTACAGATTGCATCAGGATACGCTTGACTTGATCCGCAGTGATGCCTGCGATACGCGCAAGCTTAGCCACTGTCATGTTGGGATTCATGTCAAACATTTCACGAATTTCAGACGAGGACATTTTAGACATTACATGCTCCAGTAAGTTTCAGAAGACGGCGAACAATAGTGCGGCGTATTGATACGCTCAAAGAACGGCTTCCCGCTCATGAGATTAGTGCGCTGCACAATCGCTTCAATGTGATTGTGATAGTAGTCAGCTTCAGCAACAGCAAGTTGATCAGCGGTAAACTGACCAGACTTGATCAAGCGCGACATATGAGACTTGGCCGCAGCAAGCGACTCAAAGATCGGGTCGTCATACTTAGCTTTTTTCCCAGCGTAGCGGGTGTTGGCAGTCTGAAAAACAACGTAGGACATGGGAACCTTTCTGTCTGTCATATACAATATATAAGATCGGCAAGTCGGAATTTCAAGTCTTCCGAACGCATATCAGCTATGCGCGGGACGCATAGGAAGCGGGCCAATGAAGAAGCGGTAGAGGGTGCGGAACAGGGGGATCTTTCTCATCATCATGTACTAGATATGGGGTCGGAACCCAGGAATTTCAACGTCGGAAATAGAATACCAGCCATACATGGAATGCATAGCTGGTTTTGGTGTGTTTTACTACCGTAGGTAGATTATGAATATTTTCTGTCTGCTAAGAATTGTTTCACGAAACTGTCATTAATTTCACATCCCATTTTTGTGAGATGCTCATACTCTTTTCCGTATTCAATGCGAAACATTCTTGTTAGGCCAGTTTCCTTCGTTGAAGAAAAACCACTCATAGCCTCCATAAACACTCTTCCCCATGCAGTCATGGTAGGACTCCTTTCAGTCATCTTGTGATACACATATATTTAGCACACTATGCTGCACTGCACAAGAGACAGAGTGTCGCAGTCAGTCTTTGATGTGCGACCGATGTACCTTGACGAAAACCCACTCATTGTAAAACTCATCAGATTCCAAAACGTTCTCATTCATCTGATGCCAAGCTTCCCAGTAATTCGCTGTACCTTTAGACTTACAGAGTTTCAATATTTCTCTTTTGAATCTGTCTCGTCCCAGTTTCTCAACGTCTCCAAGAAGTGTGAGGTTTGAACCAAAGTATTCGCGCCAGTCACTTTCACTTTTGACTTTTTTCTTTCGCGTTTGCCCTTTAACTTTTTTGCTTCGGACTTTCGTGAAGTTCTTTTTACCAATATATTGTTTTCCATTTTCTAAATTGGTGATGCGATACACAAATGACACATAGCCTTCAATATCATCATCACCAATTTCTTTGTCGTTGTAAAGCCACATGATCATACCCTTTTAGAGTATGTATGTTACCTACGGTAATAGTCACCAGATATAGGTTGAGTGATATCAAAAGAATTAGTGCCGCATGTCACTTGAGGAAATGTTGGACAGTTTGGTGATGAACAAACATAACCCATCACACCGCTAATCTTGATACCACATTTGGGACAACTTTCTTTTACTTTACCAACATATGGACCAGTATCAATCCATGGATTATACTTTTGTTCTTTTGGTGCAATTTTCTTACCTTCTTCAAGCCCAGCAGCAAAACCGTCCTTGAAGCCTTTTGCATAATCATTCATTTTCTTCTTCCACTTCTACTTCATCTTCATCAAAACATTCTTCACCACAGAAGGAGCAGAAACGAGGCTGCCCCTGTGTTTCTTCATAGTCGTAAAGCACTTTGTATGATGACTCACAGTAGTTGCATTTTATCTTATCTACTTCTTTTGTCATTTTTGTTTCCTTTAGATTTCGCATCCTCCAGCGACACACGCGAGTTCTTGAGAACCAGTGGTGCTGTCACGCTTCTCATACTTAGCTAACATTGTCCAATCAATATCTTTTGGCATCTTAGCTGCAAGTGCTTCGTATTCTTCCTTCGTGCAGTCTTGATAAGGAGCCTGCTGATAAACGTGATCTGAGAATGGCAGGAATGAAACGCCAGACATTTCATCAAAGTGATTGTAAACCCATGCGCCAACTTCTGGCCACTCATCTTCCTTCACAGAAATGGTTACGCTGGGCTTATGTTCGCAGAAATGGCGTTGATAAACAAGCCATAGTTCAAGCTGTTCAATAGCAGTCATATCAGTGCGGAATACAGCATGATCAGGAGATTTCTGCGGGAACGAGAACACATATGTATGCTCTGGCTTCATAACATCATCTTCACATGGGAAGCCCATGTCCTTCATCATAACTGCGAGAGGATCCTTCTTATCTGCACGAACAGTTCTAATATAATAAGGAGAGTGACGAGCATGAATACCACTTGCAGAGTCGACAAGCTGTGATACCGTTCCACTAGGCTTGACGCAAGTAATAGCAGCGGAGATAGGAATATTAAGTTTAGCAGCCCATAACTTGTTAGTCTTAACAGCTTCTTCACGGAGACCCTCCAACATATCACCAATATTAAACAGTCCTGTAGCTTGTGTTGCACGACCGTTTGTGTATTCATTGTCCATGATACCAGTCAATGACACACCAAGCAGACGCTCTTCAGCACAGTTCTCTTGCCACTTCTTGCTCAGGTATTTGAAGTTGGTAAGTGTGGATTGGAATGTACCAAGTATAGTTGCGAGTTTGACCTTGCGCTTGAGTGATTCGGGAGTATCATCTCCTCTGACGACCACCTCTGTAAGATTACAGAACTCGCGTGAACGGAGAATGATTTCAGAACATGGGTTGGTGCCGAAATCGTGTTCAGGATCACGGCGTCCGAACTTCTCTGCCTGCTTCTTAGACGCAGTTCTACTAAAAATGCCGCGTTCGCCAGAGCGCGACTCATAGAGGGAAAGCCACTCACGCATGAAGAGGCCCACATCAGGCTTCTCTTTAGCAACGAAAGAGTTGTTAGCAAGAGCGCGTTGGACATTTTCTTTCCACCAGTCACCAGACTTTGCAACGCGCATTCTATCATCACTAAGGTCAGAAAGAGAAATAAGCGCGGATCTACGAACGCCGCCGACAACCACAATTTCAGCGATCTTACAAACGATATCATGTGCCTCCAATGTAGT